GATGATAAAGTACAATACAGACCCAACCACTGACATGCACCGGGATACTTCAATGGACTTGTTCAAAGTTCCAATTGAAGAGATGTCTGATAAGATTAGATACTTTGGGAAGAATAAGTTTGTGTTTCCTGTGTTTTATGGTTCCATACCAGAGAATTGTGCCAAGGCTTTGTGGGAAGCTGTAGATGGGTGTGCTCTGAAAAATGGTACACCTCTGAGACTTCACTTGAATCAGAATGGCCTCGCAGACTATGATTCGTTCCTGGCTCATGTCAAGAGTGTGTACAATAAATTCTGGAATGAGCGGTTTGCAGTCTATACAAAATGGAAGGAGAAGTGGTATTGGAAGTATAGGGATAATGGATACTTTGATTCTTACACTGGGTTTAGATACTCAGGTGAGATGAAGAGGAATGCTGTCCTAAACTATCCAATACAGGGTTCGGCTTTCCATTGCCAGCTCTGGTCTTTCTGTGAAATTACAAAACGACTTGACAAATTGGGAATGAAGAGTAGATTAATAGGGCAGATTCACGACAGCATTATAGCAAATGTGCCTGAGTGCGAGTTGGAGGCTTATATAAAATTAGCAAAGGAGATAATGACAAAGGAATTGATGGCTCATTGGAAGTGGATTATCGTGCCATTGGAAGTAGAGGCTGATGTGTCACCTGTAAATTGTTCATGGTTTGAAAAGAAAAAATATAAACTTTAAGGAAATTCTAAATGTCACTTTATAATCAGCATAGACCTGCAAAACTAGAAGATGTTTTTGGCAATGAAGAAATAAAGAAATCTATTGCAGACCTTTTGTCCAAAGAAAGCAAACCACATGTGTGGCTTTTGACTGGCGAGGCTGGAACAGGCAAGACTACAATTGCTAGAATCATAGCCAAAATGCTTGGTTCTGAGGATGTGTCTGAGTACAACATTGGAGATTTGAGGGGAATTGATAACATCCGAGAGCTGGCAGATAAATCTGTTTATAAACCTTTTACTGGTGAGTGTTCCGTATATATTCTGGATGAGGTGGCCGGACTGACTAAAGACTCTCAGGTTTGCCTCTTGAAGCTTTTGGAGGACACCCCAGCGCACGCCTACTTCATTCTGTGCACTACCGACCCAGAGAAGTTGTCGAAGCCCATTAGGTCCCGGTGCATAACATTGGAGACAAAACCTCTATCCACAGTTGATATGAAAAAGCTTCTTACAAAGATAGCTTCCATTCAAGACGTGTCTGTGTCAGAGATTAAGGTCAATATGATATGCAGGGTTGCTGGAGGTTCTGCACGTACAGCTTTGACAATGCTTGAGTCTGTGCTTGGGTTGTCAGATGAGGAGGCTGTCAGGCTTTTAGCTTCGACTGTGATAGCCTCGGAAGACCCAGAAATAAATGAGTTTGTAAAAGCTCTTGTGTCAGACAATGCTTCTTGGTCCTCTGTGTCTGCTATTCTTAGAAAGTTTGATGGGAAGAGTGCTGAGAGTATTAGAATGGCGGTGGTTAATTATGCGGCGGCTGTCCTTAAAAACAGGGACAGCATCAGACACTATCTTATTTTGGATTCATTTAAAAGTCCGTTCTATGATGGGATGTCAGCTTTGGTGCGCTGTGCATATGAAGTTGTGAAAGGTGGTGCAAAATGAATGAGTATGTTGTTTTGTCAGTCGGTTGTGACGATGTATCAGTCTTTTTTAAATTTGTGTCTGACCCCTTTGATACAGCTAGAAATCAAGTTGTGCCTTTCTACTCCGACACAAATATAGATATTCAATCGCCAGTTCCAGTCCCAATAAAATACAGCTATTCATTTGAAAACCAGACTGCTAAACATGGCATTAACTTTAACACTTATATTTTGGGCTTGAGTTTTCAGAAAACTTTCACATCTGAAAATAAATTGTTAAAAAATGTTGCAAGTCTGCTTGACAATTTTGCAACTCCGTTGTATGCTTTGTTTGGCGGTTCTTATGACATCAAACGAAGAGAGGATGATTTAGTTATAATATATAAATATACAGATGAAGAAAATAAGAGTTTGATATATTCAAAAATAATAAATGGGGAATTCAAATGTTCGACTTTAAAAACGATGTAAAAATTGACATGTTTCATTTGGACAAAGAGTGGGCAAGACAGTCAGAATTGATGATGATGTATGGTGAAGAGTGTGCAAAAATAAGAAGGGAGGTGCAGAAGGAACAGGAGAGGCTGGATGTTCTTAGGGCGTCGCTTTCTTCTGATATCAGAAACACACCTGAAAAACATGGCATAACAAAGATAACAGAAAGTGTGGTGGAGAACGCAGTAGTTAAAGACACAAAATATCAAGCACAAATGGAGGTGTTGAGAAACATAGAATACGAATATGAACTTCTAAAAAGCGCGGTCATTTCACTTCATCAAAAGAAAGCGGCTTTGGAAAACATAGTTAGACTTCAAGGAATGTCCTACTACTCCGAGCCAACAATCAGCAACATAAACAATAGGATTCAAAATGGGAATATTGAGTAATAATTTGAGGAACATGGCTCTGGAAAAGCCCGAAAATAGATATAAGTCGTATCTTAAAATAGGCAACGCCACCATGTTTAAGATGCCGGAAAACGGAAACGTTCTTATGGATGTGATTCCCTACCGAGTTACATCACAAACCTACCACGACTATAATCCTAACAGTTATATTTTTGTGAAGAGCTCTCCACAGTTTTCTTTTACACGCAGTTTTGCTGTTCACAAGAAGATTGGAGCCGAGGAGCGTAACATCATATGTCCGACTTCGCTAGGTCTGCGGTGTCCCATCTGCGAGGAACAGAGGGTGTTTACAGAGAACTTTAAGAACAAAGCAAAGCGTGATGAGTGGCGTGAGAAGGGGTTTTCTCCGCAGTATCGACAGCTTGTAAACTTCTACGACTTGTCTAAGGCTGATGGAGTTATGTATGTGTGGGATGTTCCTGTTTCTTATTTCTTGAAAGTTATTCTTACTGAGATTAAGAATGATTCGTCCTATGAGAATTTTGCTGAGATTGAGAACGGACTGACGTTGAATGTCAAGTTTCGTCCTGGCGAGTTTAAGGACAGAGAAGGAAAACCCACTCCAGTTGTGAAGGACATAAGCTTTCTCAAGAGAAACAAGAACTACACATTGGCAGACATAGACAAGGCATATAGCTTGGATGATATGCTGGACGTTCTTCCTTATGACGATATCTCTCAGCTCTTTTTCAATGGGGCTATAGAGAACAAGAGTCCAGCTATCGAGGCTTCCAAGCCAACTCCTGTTGTGACTGACGTCAAATCAACTCCCACGGGGTCTGCATGTCCTCATGGCCATGAGTTTGGCAAGGATGCTCTGATGAAAGAGTCTTGTGCCTCTTGTGACCAGACTATTTGGAATGCTTGTTGTCAGGCAAAAAGATAAATAACTTTGAAGGGACTTCCGGTGGTTGGGTAAGCTCGACGCGGGCTTGCCGGAAGTCCTTTCTTCTTAGGATGCCAATATGAGAAAATCAGCTAAGTCAATAATAGAGAGTTCCGAGGTTCAAATGGACAAAGAATCTTACACAGTACCTTCAGGCTCTAAGCTTATCAATCTAATGACCACAGATTCCTATCAATCTGCTTTTTCCCTTGGTCGTTATATTCAGATTTCCGGGGATTCTTCCACAGGCAAGTCTTTCTTTGTCCTTTCCATGCTAGCCGAGATAGCCAATAATACAGCATTTGACAAGTATGAGCTTATATATGATGATACTGAGCATGCCTGTTCTTTTGATATAAAGAAGTTGTTTGGTTCCAAGTTGGCCTCTAGGCTTGATATGGCAAGCACCTCTTCCACAGTTGAGGAATTTACGGCTTCCATTTATAATAGAGTACAGAAAAACATCCCCTTTGTGTATATACTGGACAGTTTTGATGCTCTATCTTCTGAGGAAGAAAAGGAGAATGTTAAAAAGGAGGCTAAGAGTGGCGAGTCCATCTCAACTATGGGACAGGATAGAGCCAAAAAGATGTCGAAATTCTTTCGTGCATTGACTTGTGAACTTTCCAAGACCAATTCTTTTCTAGTAATTGTATCTCAGTTGAGGGATAATATTGGAGCCGGACTCTATGCACCCAAAAAGAAGACCGTTGGTGGCGAGTCTTTGAAGTTCTATGCCTCGGCTCGATATGAACTTTCAAAAAAGAGTGACATTAAAAAGGAGATTGGTGGAAAAGATTACGTTATAGGTGTGCAGACTCGGGTTAAATGCACTAAAAATAAATTTGAGGGCAAAGTTCGCGAGGCTCTTGTTGATATCTACTACGATTATGGCATAGACGATATAGGTTCTTGTCTAAATTATGCCAAGGAGTATGATTTCTGTTCAGTTTCTAGAGGTGTCTTTGATATCCCTGAGCTTAATTTGTCCGGGGATTCAAAATCTATCATAGAAAAGATAGAAAACGAGGGTTTGCAGGACAAGTTGTACACTTGGATGGAAACCAAATGGAGAGAGCGTGAGGAGAAGCTTAGTCTTAATAGAAAAGGTAAGTTTGAGTGATTGTTTTTGACATAGACTCTTATGTAGATAACACAATTCCAAGGTTCTTTCGTAGAATCTTGGAGTTGTCTGTGAGTTTTAAAACAAATGACTTTATTTTCTGTGCTTCCGATACAACATCTTCAATCAAGCATATCAACCATTTGAAGATGGCTGGTTTTTCCAACACAATCAAAGTGCCTAACTGCTCGTCGTATCAGATAATAAGCAAACTAGTGTCCAATTGGATAGACAAGTTTCTTATTGTGTCTAAAAATAGGGATTTATGTTCTAATCTGGCTGTGAATGTGCATCTGTATGACCCGGAAGACAGACGTTACTATACACCTGTTTTATTTAAGAATGAATTTGGTGTGGAGCGGTCAATTGTAAAGGAGCCTTTTGAACATGTGGCTCTTCCAGCTTATAGATATGACAGATTTAACTTGCAGAATTTTGAATTGCTGTGTAGAACCAATCCAGACTTGTCTAGTTTTTTTGATTCAACTGTTGATATATGGAAACAACTTTTTAAGGAGACTACAATTTGAATTTTCTAGGGATTGACAATGGTGTTTCTGGTACGATTGCTTGTCTCGGAGATACAAACTTTTTTGTGCAGACTCCAGTCCGAAAAGATTTGAATTACACCAAAGAAAAAGCCTATGTAAATCGTGTGGACTTTGAGGCCTTGTTTGATGTTGTTGTAGACTCTGTGGATTATTGTTTGATAGAAAGGCCCATGATAAATCCACAGCGGTTCAAAGCTTCAGTGTCGGCTATCCGAGCCATGGAAGCTACACTTCTTTTTCTAGAGGCTAAGAAGATTCGATACGAATTTATAGATTCCAGAGCCTGGCAGGGAGCTTTGCTTCCTAAAGGAATTAAAGGTGCACCTGAACTGAAAGAGGCAAGTAAGATAATTGGAGTAAGATTGTTTCCTCAGTATGCTCCTTTGATAGAGAAGCATGGAGATGCTGACGGACTGCTTATAGCTGAATATTGCAGGAGGAAATTCAAATGTTAATTGGATTAACTGGAAGAGCCGGAGCTGGGAAAGACACTGTGGCTGACATTTTAGTCGCGACGTTTCGATATCACAAATATAGCATGGCAAAACCCCTAAAGGATATAGCTGAAATATTTGGTTTTACAAAAGACCAGCTTTATAAAAACAAAGAAGTTGTTGATGAGTTTTGGGGTATAACTCCTAGAAGTTTTTTGCAAATGGTTGGAACAGATTTGTTTAGAACACACTGGCGTTCTGATGTATGGGTCAAACTGGCTGAGAAAAACACCCGACCTCTTCTTGAGTCTGGTCGAAATGTGGTTATACCAGATATTCGTTTTGATGATGAGGCTTTGTTTGTAATAAAGATGGGAGGTTTCGTTGTGAAGATAGATAGGCCAGGCCAAATGTTGGCTGGAACGGAAGCCTCTCACTCTAGTGAATCTGGAATTTCTGACAATCTAATTAAACATACGATTACTAATACTGGCTCTTTACACGACTTGGAAACTACAGTCACAAACTATGGCCTTTACTTTGGAAAACAAAAATGATAAAAACAATCTCACTCACAAATTTTAAATCACACAAGGAAACAACTATTGAATTGCATCCTAACGTCAATTTGATAGTCGGAACCTCAGACTCTGGTAAATCCACCATTCTGAAAGCTGTTCGCTGGCTTGCCACAAACAAGCCTGGAGGTGACTCAGTTCGACGTTGGGGGACCAAAGCCACTGAAATATCTATAACCACAGATGATGGACATACATTTAAAAGAGGTAAGTCAAATAAAAACTATTACAGTCTTGATGGCAAGTTGCTGGAGGCTTTTGGAACTGAGGTTCCCGACTGCGTGTCCAAGGCTTTGAAGATTGGAGATTTCAATTTCCAACAGCAGAAGGATTCTCACTATTTGTTCTCCCAGACTTCGGGAGAAGTGGCTAAGAAGTTGAATGCCGCCGCTGATTTGGAGATAATAGACAAGTCCTATGAGGCTGTATCCTCTAGCATTCGGAAACTTGCCACTGACAAATCTTACTTGGAAGAGAGAAAAGTTGAACTTTCAGCTAAGAAAGACAAGTTTGCTGGGTTGACAAAACTTAATGAAGAGTATACAATATTGGCCGGACGACAGGAGCAATTGGACAAGACTCTCCAGAGTGTGGATTCCATGGCCTCTGTAGCTAGTAGAATTCGCACTTTGCGGTCTGATGTAGCTAAGTGTGGTCCAGTCTCTGAGCTTTTTGAGGAATGTAAAAAATTGTTGGAGCGTCAGACACAATTGGAAACTCTAAGAAACAATCTGAAACAAATGGAGAACAAAAGAACTACCTTGACTAATTTAAAATTGAACTTTAAAAAATACCATGGGTTGAGAGGACTGCTTGCAGATATAACCATATTGATAGACAAAGATACAAATTTAAAAATAATATATGATAAAGTTAGAGATATGATAAATTGTTGTAGTGCTTTTAAAAAATTACAGGAACACTACAAAAAGACGATACAAGAAAAAGAGGAGTTAGATAAGATTGTGAGTGAGAATCTGAAAATTTGCCCCCTGTGTGGTCGCTCATGAAACTGGTTCTAACAGCCGATTGGCATTTGAGGGACGATGTTCCCACTTCCAGAACTGACAGGGACACCTATTTTGAAACTCAGTTTAGCAAAGTGGAGTATTTGGTTAACTATGCAAAAAGACTAGAGGCTTCTATCATAGTAGCTGGAGATATTTTTCATAAGCCCAAGGTGTCCCCTAAACTCATCAATCGATTACACGATGTGCTATCTATTGTGGATGTTCCTATCTTTGTTTTGCCTGGAAATCACGATGTGCTTAATCACAACATTGAACAGCTTCACGAATGTAGCTATAAAACATTGCATAATATGGGAATTATATGTGACCTTGCTATTAAGTATGACCAGGATTTGGATTTAATTTCTGCAGATTTGGAATTTTCTAGTTTGAATGGGGTTGTTAAAATAATACACACGCTTATTTGGCCTGAGACAAAAATAAATAAAGGATTTACAGTCGATGAAATTTTTGAAATGTATCCCGAGAATTTGCTGGTTTGTGGTGATAACCATAAAACTTTTGTGGCGAAAAGACACCAGAGAACTCTTGTTAATCCTGGTTCGTTACTCCGCATGTCGGCTGACCAGAAAGACCATAGGCCAAGCTTCTTTGTCTATGATACGGACACTAGAGCACTTGAGCAGATATACATCCCGATAAAAGATAATGTTTTGACTGATGTTCATATTGTTGAGGAAAAGGAAAAAAATGAAAGAATGGAGGCTTTTATAACAAAAGTTAATACTTCTTGGGAAGCAGAGGTTGACTTTGTCAAAAATATGGATAAATATCTAGAAACAAACAAACATTCAGAATCCATCATACAAAAAATAAGGAATATACTAGGTGTAAAATGAAGTTAGTAAAGCAAGGATTTGAGGTTCACTCAATAAATTTTGAGGAAGCACTTCGGTCGATTGAACGCACAGCGAGAACTTGTTATAAAAGTTTTGATAAAATAACTGATGACTCATACAAAGATTTTATAAAACGATTGATAGAGCGTGGGCATGAGGCTATGCTTGAGTTTGCAGACCTTACCGTGACATTCATAACTAGTAGAAGTATTGGAAACGAACTGGTTCGCCATCGTCTTGCTTCTTTTGCACAGGAATCCACCAGATATGTAAAGTATACTGATTTGGAGATAATAGAACCTATTTGGTGGAAGGATACAACGGCTTCACAGCAACTCATATTTATAGGTCATATGAAGAATGCTGAAAATACATATGTATCTTTGCTCAGTCTGGGGTGGACTCCACAGCAAGCTCGCGAAGTATTGCCAAATGCTTTGAGAACCGAGATTGTAGTAAAGGCCAATTTCCGTGAGTGGCGGCACATACTGAAGCTTCGCACGGACAAGGCCGCACATCCACAGATGAGAGCTCTGATGTCTGACCTAGCTTCTTATTTGAAGCAGGAATGCCCTATTGTATTTTCAATTTGAATTATTTATTGGGAGTAGTTTAAGTGGTGCAGAACACTGTTGGATGTGACAGCAGAGGTGCGGGTTCGAGTCCCGTCTTCCCGACCATTTCAAAATCGATGAGAATCCGTCTTTCATCTTACGATAGAAAGATTTCAGAGTTGAAATGGGAGTTGAACTTTAGTCATTTATTTCCTTTGGGGCGTGTAGATAAAGCAAAGAAATTACTTTTATATTTTGATGGTAAGCGCAAGGAATTAAGGGAGCAGATGAAATCAATAAAACGAGGTACTGTGTGAATTATTACAACGAATTTGACCCG